TTTAATGATATTACCGATTACTTCTTGACCATCTTTCTCTTTCTTTTTGCCGAGGAATACAATTTGCGAAGCAGTATACTTAAGACCAGACCCGCCTGACATCTCCTTCATAGGAATATATGAACCTACGACATCATAAACGTGGTTAGTCACTAATAGAGGAACATTTACTTTAGCTAGTTTAAGGTTAAGCACTCGGAACGTTGCTTTAAGAACAGCTGCTTTAGTCATATCACGAGTCTCAGAACCAGAAGCTGTATCTTCAACTTCTTTAGTAGTAGACAATTGACCAAGAGAGTCTAAAACCATCATCATAGGAGGACGATCTTTCTCTGGCGTCTTAGAATAGTTATCAATAATTTGCAATGCAGTATGACGAAACTTCTGAATAGTCTCAGGCTCTGAAATAATAACACGATTAGTATCAATACCTCGAGACTTCATCATATCCTTAGTTACAGCAGCTTCAGTATCAAAGTAAAAAACAGCAGCATCAGGATTATCGTTAAGAAATTGCTTAACAACACCCATGACAAAAAACGTTTTACCGGTCGCTGACTCCCCAGCAAAAGCTGTAATCTTATTGTTCGGAACACCACCATAAAGGGATCCGCTAAGAGCAGCATTAAGAATATAGGAACCTGTATCTACCGTTCCAGAAAACTCTGAGCTATTGAGACCATCTTCAGCGATAGTAGTATTCTCATCGTTTAGCTCTTTCACCATACTTCTAAAAAAATCAGACATTATAACTCCATAATGTTAAATATATTCTATATTATAATTGAATCCGGTCCAGAAGTCAAGCTTCTTTTTTCCATATTGTCCATGCACCATATGCAATAGCGCCGTAAGCTACTAAAGCTGCAATTGGTTTAAAAATTAAAAATGCTATACCAGCTGCAATCAATACTGCACCATCTAATGATGTACGCTCGTTTAGTCTATCTGTAATCCAATTTTTCATTAACTATCTCCTTCGAATGCTGAGCCGTCTAAGATCGCTTTCATTTTATCCATTTGTTCTTGGATAACAGGACCTCTGTTTGGCCAGTGAATATATGCTTGATTTTGTGTACGATACAAACTTGTAAGAAGAGGACCAAGAATATCAGCCATTGCTTTTACTTTTTTATCAGACAACGCATCTATATAATATTTACGTTGTTGTAATACTTGCTCGTTCTCTTCATCAGTAGTAATAATACTATCAAGCTTTTGGTTAAGTTGATTCAATAACACTTGAAAGGCCATTACTGACTTCTCAATACGTAATACATTATCATTAATACCTTCAACGTCTTCAGCGATAGGGCTACTATCAATCTGAAGTGTCTGTTGAGGCATCTCATCTACGGCGTTAAAGCCAAATTCGTCTACCCAGTTACTCATGCAAAAAAGTCCTCCAAGGTCATTTGCTTTTCAGTGCTCCATCCAATTACATCTAGAATATTTTTAAGAGGTTCAATATAAGCTTTCTCAAATTGCTTCTCATAATCAACAAACTCTCGTATACTAAACTCATCGGGAATAACACTATTAAAAGCAATTACGTTTTCTTGTATATAGTTCGGCATCTTTAGATAACAGAACTTGATCTTCTCACCCGAGAAGATGCTTTCATACTTTTGTACTAGTCCATTCTTATTTAGGTGATGATTGTATAAGAGAGCACCTCTAACGTGAATAGGAGTTCCTTTCTTATAGAGGTGAGATCTATCTTTCCACTTAACCATATCGCTCACACCTCGAGGAAAAGAGATATCTTCAGCAGGAAGACTCATAAACTTAGCACGACATTTCTCAATAAACTTTTGAGTAGCATCTTCATCTTCGTTCATAATAACTTTAATAGTCTCACGAAGCATATCACGACAAGGTTGAGGAGTAGATGAACGCACAACCTCAATACCCATAATCTTTAGTTTAGGTTCTTTATATTGAACACCCTCGTTATTATATACGTTTAACGCATAATGCTTCTTACCAGTCCAGATACCCTTATCAGCAATAACCTCACGAGCCATAACCATCTTCTGCTCGTAAGCATTCATATACTCGTACAGTTCATCATAAGCATCAGCAAGAAGAGGTTCAAGCTTTTCACTAGCAACCTTATCTAAAAACTTAATAGGGTCTTTAGGCTCTACTTGATCGACTAGTTTACCCATACGAATATAAAGAGAGTCAGTATCAATAGCAATCACGTAATCTTCATTCTCAGTCTTGAGAATTTTATTCATATACTTATTGATAGTATCTTCAGCCCAGCGAATAGTAAGCTGGCCAGATACAGTAATAGACTCAGCAACGCGCATATCATAGTATCTAAAGAACTCGTTCGATAGAGCACCATAAAGAGAGTTCATAAGAATCTTAACAGCCATCTGCTGATTATTAAGAGTTACAATCTCTCGTTCAGACTCGTATGTTTCACCCTCGTCTTGAGCTTTCTGTTGAGCTGCAAGCATCTTACGTTTGAAGACAGTACGTTCATCATACAGTCCCTGAATGATTTCTGGAACAATACCCTTCTTCGTTTTATCAAAGTATTGACCAGTCCCAGTCATACAATAGTCTTTAGGAATATTATACTTAGTACGTTTTAGAAGATCATCAACATTAGCCTCATATTGCATATCATTAGCAACAGTCTCAGGAGACATATTATACTGCATAATAATATGAGGATATAGAGAGTTCAAGTCAAACGACATAACCCAGTCGTGAGCGCCGTTTTGAGGATCTTTTACATAAGCGCCTTCGATCTTACGCTCTTTAGTAATATTACGTTTAGGAGGTACTACAATACCTCGTTTACGTAACTCATTATAAAGAAGAGCATCCCATACGCCAACAGAACCAAAAGCATCAGCATAGTTAACGAGACCTTTATACCCAACAGTCATCGTTAGAGTAATAAGACCCATTTTATCTTCGAGACGATCAACAATATCAACATCTCTAATATTATAGTCGATAAACTTCTGATGGTTTTGTTGGTATAGAGCATGAAGAGAACCATACTCATCGTAGGAGAGCTTACGTTCTCCCAACACTACGTGTGCGATGTTATCTAGCTTATATGATTCCTGAGTACCATACGTATACCCAAATTTCTTAAAGCAGTCCATATAGTCAAGCTGTTGAATACCGTATACGTCAAATGCTTGATGCTTACGGCCAGCAATATCAATATTACGCTCGTTAATAATACCCCATGGAGAAAGCTTCTTCTTCATATCCTCACCGAGGATCATAGCTACTCTATTAACAATATATGTAGTATCAAAGAGACGAGAGTTCCATCCAGTCAGAACATCAGGATAGTTTTTACACCAGTGATCAAGAAACTTCATTAATAGACCAGCTTCTTTATCACATTGAACGTATACTACACGATCAACAAGATCTTTCGAAAGCTCAGACTTGTAGTCATTCCATTCACCCAGACCCCATACATAGAAAATATTATCAATATTATTCTTTAGACAGATAGCAGTAATAGGGAAACGAGCTTCATCAGGAGTAGGGAAACCTTGATCGGACTGAACCTCGATATCGATAGTAGTCACATTAATAATATCGCGATCAAATTCTACCCCACGATTAAGAAACGCATCGGATATAAATTGGTGAATATAATTAGTATTACCGTAAATTTTAAAGTTATCTACATGTTTATACTCATCAATAAAGTTGCGAGTTTCACGCATTGTACCTGGGTTAACCGGTTCTACCGGTCGCCCTTCAAGAGTTTTATATTGAGAGTCACCTCTACCAGGAATGTACATAGTAGGCTTATACTGAATACGTTCCTTGATAGGCTGACCGTCTTTATAACCACGGAATAGTATATCGTTACTATAACGATCTACACATGTATAAAAAGTAGCCATCTATACCTTATACGATTAGTTTTGATTGCTTAGTGATTACGCCACCATACATTGATTTATGTTGGTTAGCAACATCTTCATCAACGTCAGCAATAAAGACAATAAATTCGTTTTTTACATCTATTTCATTTTTAGATTTATTTAGAATAGGTGTCCAAGGAGCGAAACCTAGCTGACCTTGGCCAGTTGGAATAGCAACAATAGCATTCTTAAACGTAGTATGTGTATCACCATATGTGGTAATTTCAGCAACTACATCCTCACCAGAATGCATTCGAATTAGTTTTACATCAGCCATAATATACCTTCTTAAATGAAAAGAGAGTCTCGAAAGACTCTCTTATTATAGTATACTTCGTTATAGAAGTCAATCTTTTTTTGATACAAATGAGTACATTTCTTGAGCTTTAGTCATCATGTCTTCCATGGAATACATTTTACAAGCTTCTTGAAACTGTTCTATTTGCATTTTACCTTGCTCAAACATATCTTTAGCATACTGTATGTTCATCTCTTGCTGTTTGTCCATATATTCTTTAGCAAGCTGAACCATCTCAGCGCGAATTTCAAAAGGATTTTTAGCCATTATTTAATCACCTTAGCCATAGCTTCACCGGCTGAGTTTGCAAACTCATTAGTATGCTTCATTGATGTTTTTGTAAATGATGTTTGAGCTTCAATAAACGCATGTAGCGGTTTATTCATTGTCTCATCTTTGAACCAAGTATCTACCCAGCTCTTCTTTGCATTTTGGATTGTATCAATCCACATATTAGTCATATATTCGTTCATAAGAACCTCCGTGTGTTGTGTGAGATGGGAGGCTAACCGTGGCCTCCCGCGCACCTATTAAGTAGTGACCCTTACTTTTTAAGCTTAGCTACTTCTAGCATACACTTTTTAGCTTCTTCATATAACCCTTGATTTGCCAATGCGGCGGCAGCTCTAGAGTAACCAATGATTTCGCATGATCGCATAAATGCACGACCAAAGTTAACGAAAGGATTTACTACATAGTTCATTGCAATCGCAGTCATTAGTTGACTCCTCTTTTCAGAGATGGATCACCTGTTGCTACTGCATAGATATCTCCACGTGAGATACCAATATCCTGAAGCTCTTTATTAGTCAATTGATTAAGTTCTTTAATCGTTTGTCTAACTTGTTTTGCCCATACGTAGGATTTACGTACAGATTTTACCCAACTTAAGAGACTCTCAATCGGACTCTGTAAGTAGTTGTTGATTGTTAGTATGTGTTGTGTCATTTTTTAATTCCTCGTAATGACCAATTTCGATTTTACGAGGACGCAATTCTTCTGGGACCACGTATTTCAGTTCTACTGACAATACCCCGTCTTGAAGATCCGCTCCGTTTACATAAACGTGTTCAGACAGCCTAAAAGTGCGTTTGAACTTCTTCGTAGAAATACCACGATGAATGTATTCGCGACCTTTACTTTGATGTTCACCAGTCACTACTAGTGTACGATCTTTTACTTCGATATTAAGTTCATCACGAGTAAAACCAGCCACAGCTAACTCAATAAGATAGTCTGTATCTCCAGTTCTAATAATATTGTGTGGAGGATAATGATCATTAGCATGACGAGCAACGTGCTCTAATTCATTAAATAAATGATCGAAACCAACAAATGATGAACGTGGGAATAGTGTATTTAAGCCTGTCATAGAATTCTCCTTTATTACAAGCAAGAAAGAATGTGAGTCGGACTATCCGCACTCACAACTCTATTTATATTATATAATGCTTATTTTGCTAAGTGCAACTATTTTTTTTGATCAGCTCCGCTACCAAGAGCGTTTCTTTTATCAAAAATATATTCTTTACGCGTAGGATCATCAATATCTATCCAGTGTAAAAAAGCGTGTATACTAACATCATCTTGTAAATTGTCTCGCCAATGATCTACTCTCTCACCCATATATAAAATTGCATCACCTACATTACACGTAATTTTTACTTGTTCTTTATTATTATCTTTTACATAAAAGGGCCAGTCAGCAGCTGCAGTATTAATTGGTATAGTTATCGAGTATTGACACGATGGTCTATCTTTATGACTTTTAAGTCTTTGACCTTTTGTATATTTTCTAAGAAAAGAATATGTTGGTGCTAATCTTTTACCTGTAATAGCAGAATAGCTTTCAGTTAAAAAAGCTAATAAGGTATCACCAAGCACAGAACCATAAGAAGCATAAGAAGTATTTTCTGCAGTAACTACTGATCGAGGGTCATCAAGGTTTTCTTTGAATGGCTCTAGACGCGGGTTAAATGCAATTGATGTTCCTGCTATTAAAAAGCTAGAAATTTCTGTTGGAATAAATCCTTCTAATTTTACAAAACCGTTTTCAAAATAGCTATTTCTTGCTAATGCTATTTGATTATTTTCTAGGTTGTCCATAATATGCATAATATATCCTATTTCTTACGTCCAATATTATATTTGGCTACTAAGTTCCACTCATCTTTATCTTTAAACGGCAATACTTTAATTTGACTTAAAGGAGACACCGGTTCTACTGTTTTACTAGGCTCTACTAGATCTACTAACCCCCACTCAGCAATAAGGTTAGCAATAGTGTTTCTGCGTGCAACATCAGCTTCTGCAAAATTAGACGGTTTACCATCTAAAGCAAATAGCTCTTTAAAATGCACGATGTAATATTTACCTTGTTTATGGAGTATATGACATGATTGATATAATGTCATATCTTTACGGGATGCAATGCCGATACGAGTTAATGTTTCTCTTACTTTTAAAAAATCATCTTCGTTACTAAGCTTTACCTCAACCATATCTGTTAAGTCAATTGCCATTTAATCCACCCTCAAATCTTTTTTTCTTTATTATTATAATTTGATTATCACTAAGTAGAGGTAGAACTTGTTTAGCTTTTTCATAGCTATAGCCATAATGTTGCATTACAAGTTCAAGGT